AAGGGTCAGAAATTTCACGTCTATCAGAACAATACTGAGGTCGGCACCGTTGCCTCTACGAATGCTCCAGATGACGAAGAGTTGACAGTCAGCTTTGGTATTCAGAATGGCGCAGCAGCCGCGAAAGTTTTGACTGTGGATTACATTACCGCAATGAAAGAGCGGACAGCAGCCACTGAACTCTAAATCGGAGACTAGACATGGCTGACGCAGTTACATCTCAGACCATACAAGACGGTCAGCGAAAGGCCGTCTTGAAATTTACGAACGCGAGTGATGGTACGGGTGAGTCTGCTGTAAAAAAAGTAGACGTCTCTGCACTGACTTCCAACGCGCAAGGTGAAGCCTGCACTGGTGTGACCATCAATAAAATTTGGTGGCAATGCACTGGCATGAGCGTAAAGATCGAGTTCGATGCCTCAAGCAACGTGCTGGCCATTGGCTTGTCAGAAAACTCGAACGGTCATCACGACTATTCTGATTTTTCTGGCATACCGAATAACGCTGGCAGCGGTAAAACAGGCGACTTGGACTTCACCACAGTAGGCCACTCAAGTGGTGATAGCTACATGATTATTTTGGAACTGATCAAGAGTTTCGGTTAATTATGGCAACGACCAAAGATGTCAAACGACTCCCCTCTGGGCGACTTCAGTACAGAGGGGAGACTTTTGCTGGCTACAACAAGCCAAAACGAACTCCCGGCAAGGCCAAGAAAAGTGCGGTCCTTGCCAAAAAGGGGAATGAGGTCAAGCTGGTCAGGTACGGCGATAGCAAGATGACGATTAAAAAAAGTCAGCCTGCTAGGCGTAAATCTTTCCGAGCGCGGCACAAATGCGACACGGCAAAAGATAAATTTTCGGCTCGATACTGGTCCTGCAAGGCTTGGTGAAAGGAGACACAAGTGAGTCTATTAGATAGATTTAAGGAAAAAGAAGGCGTCCAGCCTGTTGGGCAAACCCCTAGGACAATATTTGCGGGGCAAACATTCGGAAGTAATTCTGGGATGCGGCCTAGCGGATTACTGAGTTTAGGCTTGTTGAATATGGGCTCTCCGAGATCTGGAGGGCGCAGGCAAGACCTGCCTCGAATCGGACGTTTCGAAAGACGGCCCGAAGCTCGGGCGGAAATGTTAAGTAACCTAATTTCAAAATTCGCTCCTTTTTCTCGCCCTGCTTCAGAACCCATGGGTATGCAGCAAGGCGGTCTTGTCCAGCAGGTCATCGCGGACAGACAGCGCGTTCTCGATTCTTTTACGCCAAACCCCTACGATCAATATCAATATCTGATGGAGAATCCAGCGACGCGGCAGGCGCCTACGGATGATGAAGTGATTACAGGCGGATTTATGCCCGCAGATCCCACACGCGCAGACCCCACGCCCGCAACACCGGCTGACACTTTTACCAACCTTTTGGATACTGTGCAAAGCGCCACAGGCGGATCAGATTCAGCAACGATGACCCCTTTGGAGGCGCGTATTGCTGAGTTGATGGAGAACAGGGGCATGACACAGCAAGAGGCTGCGGCTAATCAGGCTTTTGCTGCTCAACAGGGGGCAGATCTGAATAACGACGGGGCTGTCACTAACGCTGAGTATGCTTTGTTCATGCGTAGTCAAGAGCCTACGGTATCTACGATGCCAGTAGGAGATCCGGTGCCCTTCACGCCAAATCCAATGGGCGGCGGATTCCTTTCAAGCGTGTTTAACAGTGAAGGTGTTCAGCAGGCTATCGATGACGCTATCGCGTCGATGTCGGCGCCGTCAGGTGGAACACTGGAACCAGTTACCCCGCCGACAATCCCAGACAATCTGCAAGACCGCATTGCGGCCCTGACAGGCGGCGCGGGCACCTTTGGCGGCATGATCCCAAACATTGACGTGGCTCGACTGAGAGAGCTTATGGCAGAGCTTTACAGTGGACAAACCCCTCCAGTCAGAGGCCCTGAGTTTAGACCTCCACCTCCGAGGCGAATCGTAGTAGATCCAAGAATGAACGAAGGGATGAGATAATGCCAAAGGCCAAGGCTAGACCTAAAGCGAAAAAAAAAGCGAAGTCTCGTGTAAACGAAGCAGGCAACTACACTAAGCCTGCGCTTCGTAAAAGGATTTTCAATCGTATTAAGGCGGGCGGCAAGGGCGGCAGGCCCGGCCAATGGAGTGCCAGGAAAGCTCAAATGTTAGCGTCTGCTTATAAAAAGGCTGGGGGAGGATACAAGGACTAATGGCTCTCAAGAAGTCACAGAAGTCCTTAAAAAAATGGACCAAACAAAAGTGGCGCACAAAATCTGGTAAGCCTAGCACTCAGGGCCCCAAAGCTACGGGTGAGAGATATTTACCTGAGAAGGCGATCAGGGCCATGTCAGATAAAGAGTACGCAGCTACCACTCGCAAAAAGCGAGCAGACACCAAAAAAGGAAAGCAGTTTTCGAAGCAGCCAAAAAAGGCGGCGAAAAAATCAAGGAGATTTCGCAAATGAAGATTGACGAAAAAAAAGCTGACCTTAATAAAGACGGCAAGCTATCTGGCTACGAGCGCAAGCGCGGTGAGGCTATTGCGCGAAATATGAACAAGGGTGGCGTTGTGGAAGTGCAAGCAAGAGGCTGCGGTGCGATGATGAACAATCGCAGACGAAAAACCAGAATCCCAAGATCGTGAGGTTGTTATGAAGATGAAAGCCAAAGGCATGAAAAAGGGCGGCATGATGAAAGCCAAGGGCATGAAAAAGGGCGGCATGATGAAGTCCAAAGGCTATGCCAAGGGCGGTGCTATGAAAGCGAAGGGCATGGCCAAGGGCGGAATGATGAAGACAAAGGGCATGGCCATGGGCGGCGCTATGAAAACCAAGGGCGGCGCTGGCGGCGGCAAAAAGAAAATGCGTCCGCCAAACAAAAAGAAGAGTGGTTTGTTTGGCAGATAAATGGCGTATTTGCAAAGTAACATCCCGCACTTCAAGTGCTGGGTGCGCAGGGAGTACACGCATAATCACCAGAAATACCACGGCGAATTTATTCACGCCATGGCTATTGCTGTCACGACCATGCCGACAAGGTGCCTGAGCTTTCAGTTAATTTTTACTGGAGCAGAAACCTACGACGAAGATGACGAAGCCAACGTGCATGGCGGCGCTATGTGGGCTCGTATGCCTATCACCGCGTTAGTTGGCGATACTCCTCTCGAAGACTGGCCCGAGCCGATGCCCGTCTGGGCGGCTCAACCGTGGGACTGCAGCTCGCACCATCACGCGGTTTATGTGCTCGATAGAGCAACGCCCTGCCCATGGCTCGCCATAATCGACGGAGAAATGTACCCCGCCAAATACTACTTTACAGTGGATTATGCTGAAAACGAGATTGCTGACGATCCTGCGCAGCACAAGCAAAGCCACGTTCTGGAGTTGTTGGATGCGGGCCCATGGACTGGGAATATTGTCGCCTTACCCAATAATCGGGTGCGGGTCACTCACCCTGCTTGGTTTGAAACCGGAGAGGGCGCTCCAGACTTTAGACCCTCTCAACATATCCATTACTCAAAATCTGATTTAGACTACACGCTTGACGTAAATCAGATCTTCAACAACCTTTACGCAGGTGCGGACGATGGCGACTAGCGGCAGCAGGGATTTCGAACTTGACGTGGCTGACTATGTAGAGGAAGCCTTCGAACGATGCGGGCTGGAGCTGCGAACTGGTTATGATCTACAGACCGCTCAAAGGTCTTTAAACCTGATGCTGGCAGAGTGGGCCAATCGCGGACTTAATCAGTGGACCATCAATCAGAAAACAATAAGTGCAGTAAAGGACACTATTGTATACACGATTGATACAACCGATCCCACGTCCGTCATTGATGTGTTGGATGTGTTTGTGCGCGAAACGGTACAGGGTTCTGTCACCGATATACCGCTCAGCAAGCTATCACGAGCTGAGTACGCGCATATAGCAACCAAGTCGACTACAGGCAAGCCCAATCAATATTTCGTTGACAAGCAAATTTCTCCGACCATCAGCATCTATCCTGCGCCAGACAAAAATTCGGCTTACGTTCTGCACCTCAATGTCCTCACCAGAATAGAAGACGCTGACGCAGGGGCGAACACTATGGATGTGCCTTTTCGCTTTTTCCCATGCCTAGCCGCTGGCCTTGCTTATTACATAGCCCTCAAAAGAGCACCGGAAAAAGTACCGCTGCTGAAGCAACTCTACGAAGAGGAGTTCGAGCGGGCGCTGTCGCAGGATCAAGCGAGAGCGAGCTTCCGTGTTGCCCCTGATCTCACAATCTATCGGATTGCCTGATGACTTTTGCTGCTGGTAAAAACGCATACGGAATCTGTGACATTACCGGATTCCGGTACAAACTGAAGGATATGCGCAAAACTTGGAATGGTTTGCTTGTGGGGCCAGATCAATGGTCTCCCAAAGAACCGCAGATCAAACCGAATCCGATACAAGCAGATCCAGAGGCAGTTCGAGACGCCCGCATTGACCCGTCAAGCGATGGTAACGATGGCAATTTTTTTATGGTATATACAAATGTGGACAAAGGTATTTTAGGCACACAACTTACATCCTTTGCTATTACGTCCTCTGTGGGAAATGTTGAGGTGACCATCACATGAGTTTTACGCTGTCATCGCTCAAAACAACGATCCAAGATTATCTGCAGGTGGATGAGACCACCTTCAACAATAATTTGGATAGATTCATAAAAGAGAGTGAAAACCGTATATTCAAGCTGGTGCAGTTGCCCGAGCAGCGGAGAAATGTCACAGGTAATACGACCACAAGCAAAAGGTTTCTGGCCACACCATCAGACTTTTTTGCGCCGTTTTCCTTGGCGATTATCACTGGTGGCAAATATCACTACTTACTTTATAAGCATCCCAGCTTTATGAAGGAGTTCAATTCGAGCACCACTGCGACAGGCAGACCGAAATATTATTCTCTTTTTGATGACACCGCTTTCGAGTTGAGCCCCGTGCCAGATTCGGGCTATGACGTGGAGCTGCATTACTTATATAAACCGCCGTCTCTCACGGTGGGTTCTGATTCGGGCAGCACACTTCTCTCTACGGACCATCCAGATCCGTTGCTGTACGGAGCGTTAGTTGAGGGCGCTGTATTTCTCAAGGAGCCGCCAGATGTCATCCAGACGTTTGAGGCAAGATTTAAAGAAGGGATTGCGAGAATGAAGAACGTGTCCGAGGGACGTGCTACTCGCGATGAGTATCGGTTTGATTTGTTGAGGATGGGTGTGAGCTAGAATGTCAAAAATCAGGGAGCTGGAGGGCAAGAAAATTGCCATCCTTGGGTTGGGCGCGTCACAAATTGATTACGTTATTGGGGTAGAAAACTCTGCAGAGTGGGACGAGGTGTGGTGCATCAACGCCGCGCTGAGCGTTTTCGAGTGTGACCGTATTTTTATGATGGATCCTGCAAGTCGATACCTCGACACGGAGGACGCGGGCGGTCAAACGGACGTGATGCGTCGAATGCTGCCCGAGGTACAGGCCCCGATTTACAGTTGCGAATTGGATGAACGTGTTCCTGCTCTGGTCGAGTATCCAATCGTAGAGGTGATCGAAGATCAGAAATGTGCATACTTGAATAACACGGTTGCCTACGCGATTGCGTTTGGGCTGTATAACAAAGTAGGCCACATGGACCTTTTTGGAATGGACTTTAGTTATAAGCACAACCTGCATTTTGCAGAGGCGGGCCGAGGGTGCGTTGAGTTTTGGGTATCCCGCTGCATCAGTGAGGGTGTGTCAATTGGGGCAAGCCCCCGTTCAGCGCTTTTGGATTCTAATGTGGACCCTCACGAGCGCCTGTATGGCTATCACAGACTTGATGACCCGTTGATGGCGGTAAACGATGTGGACGGTCAGTGGATTATTTGCAATCGCAGTAAATTTGCTGAAGCACAGCAAAAATACAACCTACAGCGTATAGAGTTACCGAGAGCTGCGGAGCCTTATAAGGGATGATTTCTAACATAGCGGATGTTGCACTCGGTGACGTGTGGGTTGAGACCTCTAATAATGGTGGCCACGATCCCGAGTTTTGGGCGCGAGTTACGACAGACAGATTAGTAAGCATTTCTGAGCAGGCGGACCCACACATCAGGATGCAGGCGGAGGCTTTCAGACAGCAGGTTTATGATGTTATTCTGAACGGCATGAAAAGTGCAATCTTCAGTGATCGCACTACGGTGGCTCAAAAATTGCGTGGACAGGGGCACGCTGATTTCGCTGATATATTGAAGGAGTTATAAGTCATGGCGATCACCCAGGCAGTCTGTACCAGTTTCAAGCAAGAGCTGTTGGTCGGCACTCATAATTTCACCGCAAGCTCTGGGAATACTTTCAAGCTGGCGCTCTACACCTCAAGTGCGACATTGGGCGCCAGCACCACAGCCTACGTCACGACTGGGCAGTCTAGCGGCACAAATTATACGGCAGGCGGAGCCAATCTTACTTCAGTCACTCCTGTCGCGACGGGAACTACGGCCGTGTGTGATTTCAGCCCAGATTTAACATTTGGCACAGCTACCGTCACGAGTAGGGGGTGCCTTGTATACAACTCCTCTAAATCGAACAAGGCTGTCTGCGTCTTGGACTTCGGTGCAGATAAAAGCTCTACAGCGGGCAATTTTACGGTGGTCTTCCCCAGCCCGACCGCGACTGGCGCCATCATCAGGTTGGCCTGATGGGCCATGCCACTCACAAACTTAGAATTTAAGGCAGGGATCGATAAAGAGGCCACGGACTATTCTTCCAAGGGAGGTTGGGTAGATGGCAACTTGGTTAGATTCCGCAAAAGCCGCGTCGAAAAAATTGGTGGCTGGATTAAGCTGGGCGCTAATGCTTTCCTTGGCGTTGCCCGCGCTCTGCATAGTTGGATTGAGCTGGGCGGCGTTCGGTATCTTGGAGTCGGCACTACGTTTAAATACTACGTCGAGTCGGGCGATCTCTATTACGATGTAACTCCGATTCGCTCCACGACGTCAGCGGG